ATAGCATCAGTCACACCCGCAAGGGTACCTGTAGCAAGCATCTGACCGATAGCTCCAGTAGGATCATCGAGGACTCTTGCCATTGTACCTAGCTTAAAGGTGTTACCCCATGATGCTCCGTATGAGTATTGAAACTCATTGGGCATGGGTAGACGATATATTGTAGGGACTGTATCTGCAGTCTCATAGGATTCATTTTTTATATCTGCTAACTGGTTAGCATTTTCAATGACTGTTCCATCTGTTAATGTGATAGGACCGTCTCTGAATAGATGCTCGTATTCACCCTTACTTATTTTTGCTAATACTTCTCTCTTCCTTTTTTGTGTTTTTGCTTTACCGCTTCTACCTGTTCCTCTCTTTATATCAGCGATAGCTAATGCTCTCAATTCATTATTAAGTGCTTCCATTCTCTGATCACCCTCAGTGGTTCCACCGTCTGTACCACCAAAAAGAAATTCATTACCTTGTTTTATCTTATTAGTAATAGGAGCGACGTTAGATAGTCCTGTTGATGCATCGTTTTGACCTGACTCCCTCGCATTCTTCAATCCGTCATTATATTGATACCTAGTGATCTTAAAATAAGATGCAAGAGGGATATCAGTCAAACCTTTGGGGTAGGTTCGATCTTCACCATATAGCGTTCTGTTACCAGTACTCATCTGTTTCTATGAAATTGTTCTAAAGGTAATTGACTCATTGCCTGCATATCTTCCTCTGGTATCTCGAAGAATAAGTTATCGGCATTCTTAGGTATGTAGTAGCGAAGTGTCTCCATAGGAGCTTCTTCTTTATTTAGTGACGCAAGACGAGCTTTTGGTCTGAGGAAGTGGATGTTCATGCCTAGCATCCTATCCTTCTTGATTTCCATGAGTTTTATTAGTGGGTACTCATCCCATTTCTTTATTATATCCTTGTATTTCGGGTCATATTCAAAGAAATACCACTTACCTACCTGTGGTTGTTCAGTAGCATTATCATAGAGTGCTTCAAATATTTTTTCTCTTAGCTGGGGTTTGCTTACTTTGCTTCCTTTTAGACTTTGGAGCAGAGTAGTTAATTCTGAGCTCTCGTTCTGTGATGATTCGGAAGTTGATTCCTCTGTCGTCGCAGTATTCCTGAGCTGCCCTCCACTTTGCATGGTTTTTAGCATAGGTCATGACCTCCGTGATGTACCGTTTGGTTTGACGTTTCTGGGGTTTGGGTTCTTGTGTTTGCTTCAGAGGTTTAACCTCTACCAGATATTGCTTAGTTCCTGTTGGTTCTTTGATCTTAACCCAGAAGTCTGGAAAGTATCTATGCACCTTATTATCTGTAGGACATTTGTATGGTATTACTATCTCCTCAGATGACCAACTAACAACTGCTCTATCGCTATCACACCAATTCATAAACTTGAGTTCCCAACCAGACCTATAGAATATCTCAGTTGGATCTCCTTTATATTTCTTATAATTCTTAGGTTTAAATTTACCTTGTTTTAGAGACATAAATAAAAATACCACCCCATATGGGTATTTATGACTCTCAAAAGCGTTACATCCTTTATATCCGACCTACAAACCAGAGGAGGACCTAGTTCTACCAACCAGTTTGATGTGGAATTTGCTTGTGGCGAGAAGTTGAAGCAGTTCATGAAGGAAGAATATCAGATAGAAAATACATCATACAATAACCTCATGGTTGACATGATCAATGAGGCACAGATACCTGGCGTGTCATTAACCAGTCAGGATGTGAAGCAAGTACACAAGGGTATCACTATGAAACCCGCAATGGCAAAGGTATATAATGAGATGGACTTCTCATGTATACTTGATGTCAAGTCAGAAGCATTTAAGTTCTTCACAGCATGGCAATCGTTTATACAAGGTGCTGACGTTGGTGATCCTGGCGTACTATCAGGTAAGAAAGAAGCAAGAGCATTAGCTCAACACTTTTATAATGACTATACATGTGATACAGTAATAAAGAAGTACGAAAAATTTTCTCCAGATAAAAACAACCTACAACCAACAGCAAACTATCATGTGTTCACTGTACAGTTGCGTAAGTCATATCCATATATGATGTCATCTATACCATACAGCTCAGGAGGTTCTGGAGTTGTCAAGTTGAGTATAGGTATGTACTATGAGTATGCTGAGTACACTCCGTTCAAGTTTGAGCAGAGAGTACAAGTCTCAGGAACCTGATATATAATATATACGGATTAATTTATTATGCCATTACCTGATATTGTTACGCCAACCTATGAGTTGGTCATACCTTCATCGAAGAAGAAATTAAAATATCGCCCTTTCCTTGTTAAAGAACAGAAAGTTCTAATCCTAGCATTAGAAGAGAACGACAGCGTTCAGATATTAGAAGCGATTAAAACCATATTTAAAAGTTGTATCATCACTAGGTTCAAGATGGATGACCTGTCTATCTTTGACGTTGAGTACATCTTTCTACAACTACGTGGTAGATCTATTCAAGAGACTATTGATGTGGAAGTACCATGTGATGATGACGAAGCGGTCAAGGTTCCCGTGTCATTCCCCGTTGATGCTGTCAAGGTCAACTTCCCAGAAGGACATGAGTCTACAATTAAACTAACTGAAGACATTGTGGTACAGATGAAGTACCCTAACTTGGACTACTTTGCCAAGGTAAACTTTACAGAGGAAGAGACTGACCCTTATGAGTTGGTATCCTCATGTATTGATAGAGTATACAACAAAGGAGAAGATTGTGGATCATTTACAGCAGAAGAAGCTCATAGATGGTTGGAAACGCTTACTAACGACCAGTTTGAAAGTATCCAAAACTTCTTTGACACTATGCCTACTCTTAGGCATGAGCTTACAGTTACTAATCCTAACACAGGCACTAAAACGACTGCAGTTATCGAGGGATTAGTCAATTTTTTCGGATAGCCCTGTTCCAAGAAGGGTTAGCAAGGTTCTATCAAACGAATTTTGCCTTGGTGCAACACCATAAATATACCTTGAGTGACATAGAAAATATGATCCCTTGGGAGCGTGACATTTACGTCAATATGCTCTCCAAGTGGTTACAGGATGAGAGGGATCGTATAGAGAAAGAAAGAAGATCACGATGAAGAAACGTGTCGCTGCTATGTTTGGTATTAAACTCTTACCTGTATCAGGTAAGATGGTTTCTACTGCCAAGAAAATGCTCGACACTGAGATGGAGTACATCGAGTATCTCAGAAATCGGAAGAAGATGTTCTTCATGACTCAGGTTCAGCAGACCCAAGTCACAGTCGTAAGTAAGAAAAGAAAAGAAGTAGAGAAGAAGGCAAAAGAGAAAAAGCGTAGTGGTGGTCTCCTTGATAATCTACTCAAGAGGAAATTAAAGAAGAAGTTCGGTAAGAAAGACAGCCTCAAACAGAGGATGAAGAAGGTGAAGGGTAGGAACCCTATCGTCAAGCTTAAACGCAAGATGAAAGCAGGAGGAATAAAGGTTGGGCGTAAGGTCAATCGAGTCCTCAAGATAGACAAGGCTAAGAAGTTTATAGGCAATCAAGGTAAGAAACTAGGGGCACAGGTAAAGAATGTAGGTAAGAAGGTAGGAGGAAAGGTACTTGGAGCTGCTAAGTCAGGCATATCAGCAGTCAAGAACAAGGGTGCCAACCTAATCAACAGGGTCATACCCAAGTCTGCCAAGAAGAAGGTAGCACAGAAGTTAGTCAAGACTGCTGCTAAGAAAGGACTGAAGAAAGCAGGAGCAAAGGTAGCAACTAAACTCGCTGCTAAGTCAGCAGTCAAGATAGGATTGAAGAAGATACCAGTCGTGGGTCTGGTAGCAGGACTCGGATTCGGTCTACAAAGATTAATGAAAGGTGACGTAGCTGGTGCTCTCATGGAGGCAGGGTCAGGTATAGCATCTACAATACCAGGTCCAGGTACTGCTATATCAGCAGGAATAGACGCAGCTCTAATTGCTAAAGATGTCACTGGTATGAAGGACGGTGGTGAGGTCAGCTCACCTACACAAGCATTGATCGCTGAGGGTGGTGAACCTGAACTCGTTGTACCACACTCTAAGTTAGGTCCTGTATTCCGTAGTCTATTAAGTAAGGTTGGTAACATACTAACAGATGTCACTACGGGGTTCTTATCTACATTGCCCGTACCAACAGGAGAATCATCAAAGATATTGGGTGAGACAGCAAAGATAGCAGCAGTGTTTGGACAGAAAGGAAAACCCATATCAGTATTCAAGGGTGGTAAGATAGCAAAAATGGCAGCAGGATTCCTGAAGAAGGTGGGTGGTGGTGCCATGAACCTAGCTAAGGGAGCACTTAAGATGACACCTATGGGCATGGCAGCTGGTGCAGTTGGATCAATGTTCAAAGGTAGAGGAGCGAAGGCAGCAGAATTTAAAAAGAGAACAACTATTAATAAGATATCAACTGTCAATGGGGTAACCACTTCATCATCATGGGATTCAGATAGTGCTACGTCACTAGGAAACTACCCAATCACTGATAGGTATGGATCAACAGAAGGAAGACAGAGACCTCATGGTGGTGTAGACATAGGAACTCCCGTAGGTACACCCGTAGGATTTACTCAGGGTGGTGAGATACTAGCAGCTGGTAAGTTTGGTGGATATGGAAACATGATGGATGTCTGGTTACCAGAGTCCAAGATACAGATGCGTATAGCACACTTAAGTAAGTTCGTTAAGAAAACTGGTGAGTTTATGGCAGGAGAGAAACTTGCTGAGACTGGTGGAGATCCACAAGATCCTGGTGCAGGTAGTTCCACAGGTCCTCACCTACACTTTGAAGCAGACAATAAGAAAGACTCAACTAGATATGGTGGGGCAGGAGACCCAATGCCTTACGCACCACTGATCAACTTGAGTGCTGTCGAACCACCCAAAGGTAAGGAGACTGGTACAGGTGGAGTTAGCTATGGTTATCCATTGACTAACACAGTCAAGTGGCCGAGCAGTGGTGGGTCAATGGGTGGTCCTGGTTTATTTGGTGCCATAGGTGGACTTATGAGCAATCTGCTCAGTGGTGGTAAGAAACAAGAACCTAAGATGGTTCCTTATCCAGTACCTGTTCCAAAACCAATACCGATACCTGTGACTAAAGTCGTGACAGTCGAAGCAAAGACAATGGATGCTTATGGTGTCGATACATTCTCAGGGAGATACGTTAAGTTATGAAGGACATAGATAAGTTTCCCAGTATAGAAAATGTACATGAGGTTCTTAGTGACCTTACAGGTCTCTTTGATGATCGTAATAAACTCTTGGACACTATGTTCAGAGAGGACAAGTACAAGGACTTCTTGCTTGCCGAGAACATGCAGCAACTTGCTGAGGCAGACAAGAGAGATGATTCAGCTAACGGTAGGATAAAGAAAGATTTAGCAAATGGTTACGAGGTCTTGAAAGCAAAGACCACGATGAAGAAGTTTGCTAACTTCATATCGCCAGGTGCTCTTCCTCCTATGGATCTGACTGAAACAGATGACTTCAGTGAGGATGATGATTACGAAGAAGAAGAAGCACCCGTAGAGAAAGAGAAACCAGAGAAACCAGAGAAAGGTGACAAGGGAGATAAGGGTGATGATGGAGCAGATGGTGCAACTGTACAACCTCCAAGCAGAGTCAAAGGTTTCGATCACATAGCACTACCTCCTACATCACAGAATTCTGGACTTAAACTACAGGAGGGTGGTGCTGTAGCTCCATCACCTATGATGAACTCCCTGAACCCCAGTGCTCAGAGACCTGAAACAAAATCAGGTGTCAAGTCACTAGAGAGCTTAGGACTGGTAGGTAAGAAGAACGTTGCCAGTGAGCTGACTGAGGATTTAGGACTAGAAGAGTATAAGAAAGCACTAGCAGATGCTATGGCACTACCACTCAAGGCAGTGGCAGCAGGATTAGCTGGATTGATGGACAACATGGATGTGCCAGGTGGTGAGGGAGCAGCAATCGAAGGACAGGTAGCTAAGGTAGGAAAGACGTTTGGTGTAAAAACTAAGAAGAAACAAAAGAAAGATAAACAAGGTGGAGGTTTTGGTGTAGGTTCCATGCTGAAAATGCTTTTACCTTTTGGTATGGGAGCATCGAGACCCAAAGGCAAATCCAAATTCTCAAAATCTAACCACGATCAAGGACGGTTGTCTTTAAAAGATTTTGAGGCAATGGGTAAAGGTGACCCTAACTGGGATGCTAAACAAGAATATGAAAACTATATGAATGACTTTGGTACTGACCAGAAAAGATTCGAGGAAGGTGATCCAACTCTTAATGCATTTGGAGGACCTTCACTAGCACCTGACACGTTATCAACTCAGGGTGATACGAAGATTGATGCTATGAGAAATAGCATCACCAATATCGCACAGGGTGCAAAGAATATGTTTATGAAATCTAAGGCAGTTACACAAGTTAGAGCTGCTACAGGATTAGTAAGTAGACTTCTAGGTAAAGTACAACCCGCAACTGAAGGCAGTCAATATAATAATCAAGATATAAACAGTCTGACTAATCAGGTAAACATGGACAATGAGATGCATATGAGTCAGCTCACTAACATGCAGATCAAGTCAGCTAGTGAACAGTCAGATATGGGTATGGAAGCAATCATGCAGACTATCGCCAAGATGGGTGGTACACCCATGGGTATTGGTGAGTCAGATCCATTACCTCCTGCACCACTAAAACCTAGTAAGCATCTACTACATAGCATTAGTATTGTAGATGGAGGACAGACACCTAACGACATAGTATGAAGAAAGAAGCAAATTTCGAGTTACTAGACCTAAAGATAGGTATATCAATGTATGATCCAGAACTGGATCAGCAGGGTATGATGGTGCAACCTTTTACAAGTAATAATCTATTAGAGCTACATTATATCGAGGACATCACTAAGTCAAATGTATTGTTGATCATAAAACTAAATGACTCATCGTCATCAGTTCTATCAAACATACAAGGTATGGAACCTATCGACATCACTTGGTCTGATACCTATGGCAATATAATTTCATATAGTATGGTCATATATGATGTTAAAGATAGGATGGTTATAGATGGTAAGAAGTCACAAGCAACTCTCTATTGTGTTTCGGTTGACGCAGTAAGAAATTCTGCTAAAAAAATTTCCCGTAGATTTGGTAAGGGAGGAGGTAAGTTCACTCATGAGTTAGTGACAGAGTTGATGAAAGATGAGATAAAGACAGATAAAACAGTTGACGTTGATGAGAGTGCTACTAAACTATCTTTCGTCAGTCCATACTGGGATCCATATACTATCATTTCATGGTTAGCATGGAGATCTATACTACAGGATGGTAGTGGTAAGAAGAGTGCGGGATACCTATTCTATGAGGACAGAAGAGGATATCATTTCAAAGCGATGGATTCTCTAGTAGAAGAGCCAACAGCTAAAGATATAAAAGTAAATTTTACAGCAGATGAATTAGATGAGGACGCTATTGCTATAGATGGATTCACTGTATCAGGTGCGTCGGACATATTCCGTGGTCTCAACCTCGGTAGTTATGCTAGTACCACATTTACATTGGACATGAAGGACTTTAAGTATACTGAGACACCATTCTTTATTAATGACTTCTATTCTTCAATGAAGAAACTAAACCCTGCATCAGAGTTACCAGAGTTCTACAAGAGATTTGGTGGAGAAGAACTTGGTGGAGCACCCACTAGAATTATGTCTAAGGTAATAGACTCAGCCATGTACACAGAGGGTACATACACACAAGAACTAACAAGACAACTCAGTCAGTCCATGATCCGAAACCAGTTGTTCTTCAATCAGTCAGCTACCTTCCAGTATGAAGGTAAGATGGACTTATACATTGGAGATGTGGTTATGGTCACTAAATATAATGCTAAGACTGCTGACATAGATCCTGAGATTAGTGGTCGATACATAATAGGTAAGATATACCGACAATTCTTGACAGAGAGAGATACCATGTCTACTCAGGTCACACTGTACAGAGATAGTGTAGAATGAATTTAGAAAGTGCAGCACATGCCATCGGTAAAGATGGGTTTAACTGGTGGATAGGACAAGTCGAGAACGACGGGTCAGATCCAGAGAACGATGGTGAGGAGTCACTAGATTACGATTATACAGGTAAGGTTAAGGTTAGAATTGTAGGGTATCATAACCCAGACAAAGAGGTACTACCAACCAGAGATTTACCTTGGGCATCTTGTATCATGCCAGCTGTCTATGCCATGAAGAGTGGTATGGGTTCTATTCAACAGTTACAGGTTAGTTCATGGGTAGTTGGATTCTTTATGGATGGATCCTCAGCTCAGATACCTATCATTATGGGTAGTATCAGTGACCAGAACCCAAATGACATATACACTAAACTACCACAAGAGAGTAGTAAAGCATATCAGCAGATACATGCACCAGATTTCATTCCAGATAAGCATGGTACAGGTGGTGGTATCGTAGGTGGTACAGCTGACACAGTATCTACTGATTCAAAGACAGGTAATACAAGTGCTCCTGTACAAATAACCACTGAGGAAGATACAGTCTCAACAGTCAACGAACGTGGTGATGCACAGAAGCAGACTGAGGCAATGAAGAAGGCTGATGAGAGAAAGAAATATACTATACATGTAGGTAATGGTAAGTGTGGTACACCCGCAGATGTGAAGATCAAGGGTGCTACTGCTGAGTTCCTAAAGTTTGCTAGAGGTATAGAGAAGAACGAGATAGGTGAGTTTATCAATAAGACTACAGGTAAGATAGAAGACGTAGCAGGAGAGATAGAAGCAATACAGACCAGAATACAGGGGTTCATGGGTGGTGTACTGGCTAACGTTAAGGGTACAGTATTAAAAGAAGTACAGAAAGAGATTCAGGATACTATCAATGACATCAAGATTCCTGATCCAGATTTATTAGATCCAGCTGTGGATCAGCTCAAGAACATAGGAGATCTTGTTGACTGTCTCTTCAAACAACTCTTCAATGAACTGGCAGATGTCATCGGTGGACTGTTGAAAGATCTTATAGGACAAGCACTGGACGCTGCGTTGTGTTTGGCACAGGATATATTCTCAGACTTGTTCGGTGGATTGATGGACAAGTTGATGAAAGGTCTTGACACTGCACTAGGTATCCTTGATGGTGCATTGAGTGCTATCAAGAACAACGCTGCTCTTATTCAACAGATTACAAACAAAGTATTAGATCTAATCGACATGGTTTGTGAAGGAGATCTATCTTGTGCTCTTGGATTATCAACATTCGAGACAGGAGCAGGAGGTAAAGAGAGTGAAGGTGATAAACAGAAGAAACAGATGAGTCAGTACAGTGACGCAGCGAAGAGTGCTTTGAAAGATGGTAAGACTCAGCTAGTTGGCACAGCCATACCTAACTCACGTGGATGGGTTCCAGTGACTAAGTTGATAGGTGGTAAACTTGTCAAGAAAGCATTTAACACCAAGAACGGTGAGTTCGCAGAGGTTGGTGCAGCAGGAACAGGTGTAACCTCTAAGACATTTGAGAAGGGTAAGAGCTTAGTAGAGAAGTTTGACAGTGTATATCCTATACGTGCATCAGATGGTACGATCAACTTTGATAGTCTAAACTGTAGTCCAAGCAACAGACGTAAGAAACCTTGCTTCCCAGAATTAATTTTTGACAATGCACAGTCCACAAGTCTCATCAGAGCATTGCCTATCATTGATGACATAGGTGCTATGGTTGGTGTATTCATGCGTAATAAAGGTTCTAACATTGACACGACTGCTAAAGTCAGAGCAATGTTCACATGTAATGAACCAGAGGGTGTTGGTGCTAAGTTGACTCCTATTATTAAGAGTGGTAAAATAGAGAAGATAAGAGTAGATAAACCAGGCGTAGGATATGGATTAGATCCTGACAATACCTATTGCCCAAGAGAACAGAAGTTCTACCTCATAGACAAGGTAGAGCTAAATGACTACGCTGATACAGGAGATGTACTATTCTACCAAGAATCAGATGGTGATCCAAATACAGCAATACTACAGATCATAGAATATGATTATGACAACACTGGACTGGTTGCTCTAGCAACACTAGAGAAGACTGACATCATTCCACCTGGTCTAAAACTACAGACATCTGGTGGTCTGTTTAAGTTCACACTCAACCCATTAAAAACATTCTATGACCTCGCTATTCCTGCTAATGCTACAGCATTATATGCTAACTGTGATGACATACTACCAGTGCTCGACACTATCGACATCACAAACGTAGGTAAAGGATACAAAGAACCTAAGATATATGTCGGACCTAACGAGATCGGTGATATATCTGTTGATATAGAGGGTAGATTACTCACTCCAACTATCAATACAAAGACAGTAGGATTTGTACGACCTCGGATCGTAGATCCAGAAGGGTATGGTGCTAATATTACACCTACATATCAGTACGTAGGACCTACTAAGTTCACTGAGATCTTTGAAACTCAATCTTATATTGACTGTGTTGGTCATCCACCAGACAGATCAATAAAAACTATTGAGACAGAGGTTACAGGTGTATCAGACCCATCACCAGGTTCAACCACCATAGCAACTGGTATCACAGAGACACCAGACACACCTGTTACAGTGGATCCACCTAGTGAGAACACCACACCACCACAACAATATAATCCACCTAGTAGCGGTGGTGGAGGAGGATACTAATGGCAAGACAAGATACCACAAATACAGAACTATTCGATGGTAGTGAAGAGAGTAATGATAATCCTCAACACATAACCAAATATCCAAAGAACTGGGTGACAGTGACCTCAGCGGGTCATGTGATGGAATTTGACAATACAGAAGATGGTGAAAGAATCAGATTAATCCATGGTGCGACTGGTTCTTTGATCGAAATGGACGAAGAAGAAGACACATATATCATCAGTGCGAGAGATTTACACCTAAATAGTGACAGGACGACCACCCTTAAGGTCGGTAAAAACAAAAAGGACGACAAACTTATCATTCAAGTTATCGGTGATGCTCATCTGAATGTGGAGGGAGACCTACACACAGAGGTAGAGGGCAACAGGTATGACAGAGTGGACGGTGAATATCAACTAAAGGTTGGTGGAACTATGATGATAGATTCTACATCCAATATTGGTATCAATGCCGACAACGAAATCAGAGTCATAGCTAACTCTATTAACGAACGATGTACCTTCAAGAAGCTGGACATGCAGGCAGGAGGACAGTTAACAGAGGTTATCAATGGTAACCGTGTGATTAGAATGGATAAAGAAGGGGGCACTTTCGCTATAGAGTCAGCGGGTGATCTCCGATTTAATGTCGAAGGGTGCCAATACAATAAAGTTGGCAGAAATAGTTTTACAGAAGTCCAAGGGAAGGCAAAGACCACTACCCATGGCAACGATATTCAATGTATAGAGGGTGGAGCACCTTCTAACATGGACACCTCAACCAGTGGAGGAGTGGGTTGGGAACTCCAGACAGGCAGCAGCGACGTAAAGATAAACACAAATGATTTCATGATGTCAGCAAGTGGAACTGCAAATATGTCAGCGTCTGGAAGTTCATTCACTATCACCTGTAATAACGGAATATACCTTAATTGACATTCTGACTTGAATGTACTATAGTAAAGGAACAAACACATGTTTGGTATGACAATTTCTTCTAGTCAGGCTAAAACTCTCGTTGACTTTATTAACGCAGAGAAAGCAAACTACATAGAGGAGAAAGTTAAGGGGATACCCAACCAGAAGAATGCTATGAAGATCTATAAAGAGATTCATGCTGATC